AGGGGGGGGATGTAAAAAGTGAAAGAGGTCATCGACGGAAATCGGGCTCCTCCCCATTTTTTTGCGAAACCAAGTTTTAAGCAAACTATATTTTATAACTAACTCAATATTATGGAGATAGGAAACTTATATGGGAAGACGCGGACCAATGAAGAAAAGTATGGCTTTAAAAGTTCTTAACGGAACAGAGCCATTAACTAAACAATCAGTTGAAGAATTACAAGAACAATTTATTCCTCCCGAAATTCCCAAACATTTTAACAAAAGAGAAATTAAGGCTTGGAACGAAACAATCGAATTACTTAGATTTAATATGACACTAAGAAAAATCGATGTATCAGTGTTGGGAGCTTATTGTTCTGCTTTCGTAAGATGGCAAGATACAGAAAAGCAAATACAGAAAGCCGATTCAATATTAGATGGACTTTGTATTTTAGATGTTAAGGATAAGCCCAAAAGTATTAATCCGTTAATTTTAATTAGTCGCGATGCACAAAGGGATATGGTTTTCTACGCAGCACAACTTGGCATGACCCCAGCTTCAAGAATCAAAATGGTTGCAGGAGTAAGTAAGATTATTGAACAAAATCCTTTTATGAAAATTAAGGCGATGAAGAAATGATAGCTTGGACAGGAATAGCCAAGACTTACGCTAAAGACGCTCTTGATAAAAAGAATAGCAAGTGTTTTGGTAAATGGATTAAACTTGCCGCGGAAAGATTCTTAAATGACCTTGAGCGGATAAAAAAAGATAATCATACTTTTATCTATTCAGAAATTGAGGCAGATAAGGTTTGTGATTTTATCTCTAATCTCCCACACGTTGAGGGAGAGTGGAAGACAGAGAATATAACCCTTGAACCATTCCAGGTGTTTTTCTTATGTAATCTCTTTGGGTTTAGAAACTTAGATGGAACCAGGAGATTCACTTCTGCTTTGTTTGCTATGGCTAGAAAGAACGCAAAATCTAGCTTGGCCGCAGGCATAGGTCTCTATTGTCTTACAATGGAAAATGAGAAAGGTCCACACGTTATCTCTGCTGCAACAACAGGAGATCAGGCCTCAATCATATTTAAGATTGCCAAGCGTATGGTAGATAAAAGACCGCAGTTAAGAGAAGCCTTTAATGTTGAATGTTTTACCCGGGCGATTGCTTGTTATGAAAACGGAGGGCTATTTAAGGCAATCAACGCTAAAGCCTCCACACAAGACGGATTAAACCCTTCCTGCGCTATCCTTGACGAAATCCACGCCCACAAGACACACGACCTCTTAAACGTGCTACAATCGGCCGCAGGAGGGCGTAGGAACCCTTTATTCCTATTTACCACGACAGAGGGCTATGAAACGCCCGGCCCCTGGCCAGAGATGCGTAAATTCGGTCAACAAGTCCTTGATGGGGCTATTGACGCAGATCATTTCTTAGTTATTTTCTATGCTATTGATGATAAAGATGATGAGTTTGATGAGAGTATCTGGGAGAAAGCTAATCCTCTCTTGTCAGTATCAGAGCCTTTATTAAAAGCAATCAAGAAAGAAGCTAAAGAAGCCAAGTCAATGCCCGGAAGGCACGCAGAATTTTTAATCAAGCGTATGAATAGACAAAGTTCAACCGCTAATGGCTGGATTGATTTACAAAAGTGGAAGGCTTGCGCTGGCGAAGTTCCGCTTGAAGAATTAAAAGGCGAACCTTGCTATGGAGCTTTAGACTTAGCAAGCACTAGAGATCTTGCTTCCTTTCGTTTAGTTTGGAAAATGAATGGAATATTATATACTCACGGTTGGCGTTGGGTTCCGCATACTACGGTTGCAATCAGAGTGCAAAGAAATCTCGTGCCTTATGCAGGTTGGGTTAGGTCAGGCTTTATGATTGAAACAACTGGCGAAGTAACAGACTATGATGAAATATTAAAAAAAGTTTTATGGGTTAAGGATAATTTTAATCTTATCTCTGTTGCTTATGACCAATGGAACGCGGCGCAAATATCCTCTAAGCTTTCTGCGGAAGGTGTTGAGATGGTGCAATTCATTCAAGGCCCGAAGTCTTATCATCCAGCTATGAAGAATTTTGAAGAAGCTTATTATTCTGGTAAGTTTAGACACGGTGGCGATCCGGTATTAACTTGGTGTGCTTCAAATCTAGTATTAAGAACAGACGCTAATATGAATATGGCTCCCGATAAAAAGAAAAGCGCGGATAAGATTGATGATATGACAGCTTTGTTTATGGCTAATGGGATTATGATAGGTCAAGATCCAGAAGGTGATGGTGAGTTTGACGACTTTCTTAATGACCCTATATCTATTAAACAATAAGTAAAAATTATATTGACAATAAGACAATCTTATTATAAAATAAGTTCAAAGAAGGGCTCGCTACCTATTCTTAGTTTTTTAAGATCGCTTTCTGTGCACAGCAGGGAGCGATCTTTTATTTCAAGGAGGTCGCTTGATAAGAACAGTAAGAAGTTTTTGGAGTTATATTACAGGTAGTGGTTCTCGTCGAGATGAAGGGATCCAGAGCCTTACTCCTTCATCGGGAAGAATGACTACAAAGACCGTCAATGATGATACGGCTTTGCAGATTTCTTCCGTTTTTGCGTGTGTACGCCGGACAGCTGAAACAATGGCATCCTTACCAATACAATTTTATTCTGTTAAGCGTGATGCTTCTGGTAAGATGGTTAGTAAAAATATTATTACCGATCATCCATTATATAGACTTCTTCGTTGGCAGCCGAATAGATACCAGACAAGAAGCGAGTTCTTTGAAACGGTTTATTATCAGTTAGCTTTTCGTGGTAATGCTTATACGCTTATAGACCGAGATAGTTCAGGACAGATAATATCTCTATTGCCTTTAATGACTTCTCAGGTTGAAACTATACTAAACACCGACGGAAGTATATCGCATAAATATTATACGTCGGGGGAAGTTATAACATATTCAGCTAGAAACATTTGGCATCTTAAATTATTTGGTAATGGTATTATAGGTTTATCTCCTTTAGACCAAGCTCGTAATAGCCTTGGTATTTCTTTAGGCGCAGAAGAAAGCGTCAACAGATTATCTAACAGTGGATTTAAGCAAGGCGGTATTTTATCCATTGATAAGATATTAAACAAAGACCAACGCTTAAAGATGAAAGAAAAGTTTGACGATCTTTCAACCGGAAAAGATGAAGCGCTAAAAGTTCTTGAAGCAGGTATGAAGTTTACTCCTACTTCGATGTTACCAAAAGACGTACAACTTTTGGAGTCGCGCAAATTTCAACTAGAAGATATTTGCAGGTTCTTTGATGTGCCTCCAGTATTAGTTCACGATATGTCATCCTCGACGGTGTGGGGTTCAGGTATTATCGAGATAGTCAGAGGATGGTATAAACTTGGGCTTTCTCCTTACCGAGAGAGAATGAAAGACAGTATCCAGACGCAATTACTAGATATTTCAGAACGTGAAACTGTCGAGCCTGATTTTGATATTGACGAATTATTAAGAGGTGGCGAAAAAGAAAGATATGAGGGTTATGCAACCGCAATTAGAAGCGGGGTAATGACTCCCAATGAATGCCGAGGACAAGAAGGTTTACCTCCGGATAAGAATGGAGATAAATTATTTATAGACCAGCAGTTAGTCTATCTTGAAAATGGAGGGAATAAAAATGAAACTAAAACATTTACTGTTAAAGACTGAGGGTCTAAATTTTACACGAAGTAAAATTACTGATAATATTCTTTCCAGATGGGATAAGACTATTGTTGCCGAGAATAAAGAAGACGCAGCGTCTATTGATATTTTTGACGTGATAGGCTCGGATTGGTTCGGCGAAGGATTTACCGCAAAGAGAATGTCCGCAGCCCTTCGGTCTATCGGTGAAGATAAAGACGTGGTTGTAAATATAAACTCCCCAGGTGGAGATGTATTTGAGGCGGCTACCATCTATAACCTATTAGCACAGCACAAAGGGAATATTACAGTTAATATTCTGGGTCTTGCCGCTTCTGCTGCTTCGGTTATTGCAATGGCAGGTGATACGATCAAGATTTCTAAGATTGGATTTTTAATGATACATAATTCTTGGTCTATTGTAATGGGAAATAAAACAGATTTACGGGAAGCCGCTGATACTCTTGAGTTATTTGACAAATCAATCCTTGCGGCTTACGCAGGCAGGGCAAGTATCGAAGAAGGTAAAATTTCCAAGATGATGGACAAAGAAACTTGGATTGGAGCTGATGACGCTATTGAATATGGTTTAGCGGATGAAGTAATAGAAACGAAGAAAGCTCCTGCTAAAGATATTGAAAAACAAACTACGGCGCAAGCAAAGAGAACAATGGAAATGGCGCTTGCACGTGAAGGATTTTCTCGTAAAGAGAGAGAAGAGATTTTCCAAAGAGCCGGTGTGCGTGATGCCGCCGATTCAATCCAGCGTGATGCGGATAATGGAAAGTGGGAAGAGTTACTTTTATCAATGAAAGCTTAACAAGGAGAAGAAACTATGAATCCAGAACAGTTGAAAGCAGCGTTTGAAGAGTTTAAAGCCTCGCAGATAGCGGCCAATGAAGCCGTTAAAGCGTTGGTTAAGGAACAGGAAAAAGGAAGCAAAGAGGGTTTAGCTGTTGCTGTTGCGATGGCTGAAAAAGCAGCTGCAAACGTGCAGATTAACGCTGACAAGATTGTTGCCCTTGAACAGAAACTGGTTGCGAACATTATGACCGGAAAAGAAGCTCCGAAATCTTTCGGCCAGATTTTGGTTGAAGATCCGGCGTATAAAGCGTTTGCTTCTGGTCAGACCACAAAGTGTCGTATTGCTTTAAAGAACGGGTTTAGCGTTCAGAACAATACAATCACTGGTCAGAGTGGCAGTCCTGCCGAGAACTCTGATGTCTTAGTTGCTCCTGATCGTAGGCCTGGAATTATTCCTGGTGCTTTCCGTACGCTCAGAGTAAAGAACTTGCTTTCACTAGGTAACACCATCAGTAATGCGGTTGAATTTACTCGTGAGCTTCTTTTCACGAATAACGCTGCGGAAACTGCTGAGGGTGCTGCTAAACCTGAAAGCATCTTGACGTTCGAATCATATTCTGCTCCTGTCGTAACCATCGCTCATTGGATCAAGATCTCGAAACAGATCCTAGCTGATGCTCCGGCATTAGTAGCA